GCTTATGTGCCAACCAAAGAGATGGGTGGAGGTAGTGGACTCAAGTATGCTGCTAGTAACATCATCTACCTTAGCAAGTCTAAGGAGAAGGATGGGAAGGAAGTAATTGGTAACATTATCAAAGCCAAGTTAATGAAGTCTAGGTCAGCAAAGGAGAATTCCGAAGCACGTGTACGTTTATACTATGATGAACGTGGACTTGACAGATACTATGGTTTAGTAGAATTAGGGGAAAAGTATGGAGTCTTCGAGCGAAAAGGTAATAGAGTTGTCATTGGAGGTGACTCTGTATATCCATCGCAAGTATATAAAGACCCCACAAAATACTTTACACCCGAAGTATTACAAGCACTAGAGGAGTGTGCAGCAAAGGAATTTTCATATGGATCTTAAAGACTATATCGTCACCTATGACGATGTATTGGACGTAAATCTATGCAGGAATGCCTGTGACATGTTTGAGCAGAGTGTTGACTCTGTTGTCAGATATGATTCAGAGATGTGTAGTTTCTCTTGTATTAATATTACTGATGAGACTGAGATCAAACATAATACTAAGTGGGATCCTATCAATCAGAAACTAATACTAGCGATTAAACTTACTGGTGAGCGGTACATGAAGCAAGTTGATTGTGAAAGGTATTGGCCCAGACAAAATAGTCTTGAGCAAGTTAAGATTAATAAGTATCAACACAAGACTGCTGATAGATTTGATCGTCACATTGACGTTGGAGATCATAATTCTGCAAGGAGATTCCTTACATACCACATGTTTATGAATGATGTGGATGGTGGTGCAGTGTATTTTAATGACATTGATCTTGAAATTACTGCAAAGTGTGGTAGGATATTAATGTTCCCTTCTACGTGGACATTTCCTCACTCATACATGGCACCTAAAGATGAGGATAAGTATGCCATCTCAACTTACTTGCATTATACATGACCCTAAAGATTGAAGAGATCACTCTTAGTAAACTGATCCTCAACGACACGTATACTAAGAAGGTCTTACCTTTTATAAAGGATGATTATTTTGACACACCGACACATAAGGTATTGTTTAGTACCTTGTCTGAGTATGTCAACAAGTTTGAAACCACCCCCGAACCCAACGCCCTAAAGATAGAAGTAGAGAAACGTCGGGACATCTCCGAGGAAATATACAAGGAGGTTGAGCAGTTTCTTAATAATTTAGATAGGGATCAATATAACGAGGACTGGTTAATCGAGACCACTGAGAAGTGGTGTAAAGAGAAAGCAATTTATATTGCTTTAATGGAGTCTGTCAAGATTGCTGACGGACAGGACAAGACACGTACAAAGGATGCGATACCAAGTATCATGTCTGAGGCCCTTGGTGTGTGTTTTGATGATCATGTTGGACACGATTACATACAGGATTCTGATGAACGATACGACTTCTATCACAGGAAGGAAGAAAAGATACCGTTTGATATCGAGTATCTTAACAAGATTACCAAAGGTGGTATACCTAATAAGACTCTTAATATCGCACTCGCTGGTACGGGTGTCGGGAAGTCTTTATTCATGTGCCATGTGGCTAGCTCCGTGTTGCTCCAAGGGAGGAACGTACTATACATTACAATGGAAATGGCAGAGGAGAAGATTGCTGAACGAATTGATGCCAACCTCTTGGACATCCCGATCCAGCAACTCACAAGCCCCCTCCTCACAAAAGAAAAGTACTCCTCCAAGCTGCTTCAGTTAAAGCAGAAGACACAGGGTAAGTTAATCATCAAGGAATATCCTACAGCATCTGCACACGTGGGTCACTTTAAGGCACTCTTAAATGAGTTGTCTATGAAGAAGGGATTCAGTCCTGATATTATATTTGTGGACTATCTAAATATCTGTGCTTCAGCACGGTATAAAGGTACCATTGTAAACAGTTACACATATGTTAAAGCGATTGCTGAAGAGCTTCGGGGTCTTGCTGTCGAGTTTGACCTACCGATTGTCAGTGCTACTCAAACTACTCGTGCTGGTTTTGGGTCTAGCGATCCTGACCTTACCGACACATCTGAATCTTTCGGACTTCCTGCTACTGCTGACCTTATGCTCGCTCTCATTTCTAACGAGGAAATGGAAGAACTTGGACAGATAATGATCAAGCAGTTGAAGAATAGATACAATGATCCTACAATGTATAAGAGATTCGTTGTGGGTATTGACAGAGCCAAGATGAGGCTGTATGATTGTGATCAAGGAGCACAAGATAACATCATCGATGCAGGTGATATCGAACCTGCTACCAACACTAAGAAAACCTTTGAAGGATTTAAAATCTAATGTCTGAAGTATACACTAACTCCCCAGGAGAAAATTATGAAGCAGATAAAGCTGCTGAAGAGATCTCTAATGCCTCTAGAGATAAGATAGATAACGCTGAGGCAGATGGAAGGAAGGTCTATGAGGAAACTGCAAAGACCCCTGAAGAGATGAAGGAGCAGATGGGTACTGCACCCAAATCAAAGAAGAAATTAGAGAAGGGTATTGAAGATAAGAAAAAGAATCAGAAGGAAGGACAGAAGAAGTTTGAAGTTGATTTAGATAACTATACTCAGTTTGTTGATAGAGTTACTTCTAATGCTAGTAGAGACTTCGATGCCCTAATAGAAAGGTATGGTGAGTTAAAGGGACAAGGATGTAACATCTCTCGTCTTGATACTGCTGCATCAGGTATGTGCTCTGAGGCAGGTGAGTTTATGGAGATAGTTAAGAAGTTAAAGTTTCAAGGCAAACCATATGATGCTAAGAATAAAGAGCATCTAACTAAAGAGTTGGGTGATATTATCTGGTATGTTGCACAAGCAGCACTAGCATTGGATGTTAGATTGGATGAAGTCATCTATACTAATACTCTTAAGTTGGCAACACGTTATCCTAATCAAATGTTTGAGGTAGGATACTCAGAAAACAGAGCACCTGGTGACATCTAATGGCAGAAGCATATACTCATGGTAATCTATCAGTAGTAGTACCAATGGATGATATGCAACTCATCCTCAGACAGATGTGGAAGTCACGAGCAACTGAACCTGTCATGGGTAAGTTGTATAATAAGTATAAAAAGTTAGTAGATCTTTCTTTTGATGAAGCTCCTTGTGATATATGAGATACCCTGTAGACATTGACAAAGGTAATGAGTTTGCCAAGTCAATACCAGGTGTGGGTGGTTTCTCTGGTACCTTCCCACTACCTGATGGTCAGATACTAGTCTCTGGTGCTGACGGTGTAGGAACTAAGATTAATATAGCAGCAGTTGCTGGTGACTATACTACTATTGGTATAGATCTAGTAGCTATGTGTGTTAATGATGTAATCTGTTGTGGTGCTAAACCATTATACTTCTTAGATTATATCTCCACTCAGAAGATAGATGCTAACGTAGCAGATATTATGGTTGGTATCTACAAAGGATGTGAGATAGCAGGTGTTAAGTTGCTAGGTGGAGAGACAGCAGAGCATTATAGACAGAGAGAATATGATCTAGCAGGATTTTGCACAGGTATAGTATCAGAAGATGATATTATTACTGGTGTTGGTATAAAGAAAGGTGATAGTATAGTTGGTGTCAAGAGTAGTGGTTTACATAGCAATGGGTTTAGTCTCATCAATGATATGCTATGGAGACATGAGTTAATATACAAGGAGCATCCAGAGATACTTACTCCTACTCACATCTATGCACCTATGGTATCAAAACTAAGGGAAGATGGTGTTGGCATCTTTGGTATGGCACACATCACAGGTGGTGGACTACAAGAGAATATTGATAGGGTTATACCAGAAGGTCTTCATGCTCACATTGATTGGTCATCATGGAAACGACCAGAGATATTCAATGTTATACAAAGGGGTGCAGCAAGCAACCCTCTGACAGAGGATATATCAGAGGAAGAGTTAAGAAGAGTATTCAACTGTGGTATAGGATTTGCTTTAGTAACACCATACCCTGATGATGTAATGGATATAATAGATGAAGAGTCCAGTGTGATAGGAGTGATACGTGAGAATAATAGATGACTTTTTAGATTCTGATTCACACCTTAGAATAAAGGAGAGTCTAGAGTATAAAGATTTCTGGACATACGATCCTTATATAGCAGGTGGTATGTCAGATCAGATCAAAGATGGTCAGTTAACACATGATTTCTTCTTTGAAATGTATAGGTCACCACATATAGAAGTATTGTTTCCTATCATAGGTAAGATAAATCCTATGGCAATCTGGAGGATCAAAGCAAACCTTCAGTTACATGGAGGAGAAGCATATAAAAGTAACTGGCATTATGATTTCACAGGGGATGGTTACCCTGTATCAGATATGATGACTGCCATCTACTATGTGAATAGTAACAATGGATACACAGAGTTTACAGATTGTAAAGTTGAGAGTGTTGCCAACCGTATGGTCTTCTTCCCTAGTAATACCAAGCATAGAGGGGTGAATGCTACCAATGTCAAGGCACGTTATGTCATCAATTTCAATTATTTCCCAATGAGGCTT